GAGCTTGCCCCACTTGGTCGCGCCGGGGCCTGCGGCTTCGGCGACGATGGTGTAGATGCCCTTGCCCTTGATCTGGCCGGCGACGCCGTAGTTGGTGCCGGGGCCCTTACGGATGTTCAGCACGTCGGCCGTCGTCCGCACGCGGTAGCTCGTGGCCGTGCCGGTGCTGCCGGTCGAGATGTCCGCAGCGTTTACCCAGCCGTAAACGGTGGAGCCGCCGCCGCTGATTGCCTTCAGGTGGTACGGGTGCGCCTTGCCGGCCGCGACGGCCGTGATGGTGGCCTTGCCGGGCTTGCAGGTCTTGGCGTCCTTGGCTGTTGCGCTGGTGTAGTGCTGCGTGCCCTTGAAGTCGACCACGTCGCCGACCTTCAGGCCGGATGTAGTGCCGCCCGAGGTCTGACTGCCTGTGCTGCCGCCTGCATCCTTGACGCCGAGGCGCTTGTTGACCTCGGCCGCGATCTGGCCGTGGCGGTTGTAGAGGTAGTCGCCCGGGCAGCTCTTATTCGCGTAGTCCCTGTGCACGGTCATGTTGCAGCCGTTCAGGTGGTTCACGCGGTCGTTTTTTCTGGTCGACCAGACGAGGCGCTTGATGCCGTTGCGCTTGCAGATGTCGGTCACGAGATCCAGCAGCGCGGCGTATGCCTTCGCGGAGACGGGCCAGTCAGGCGCGCCGCCGTTGTTGGCGACTTCGATGGTGACGGCCCGCTGGTCGTTGGCGTTGGACGAGGTGCACCACGAGCGGTTTGCCTCGTCGACGTACAGAGCGATCCGGCCGTCGGTGCCGATGCCGTAGTTGCTGGACGCCTGCCGCGCAGAGTTGGCGAACAGGTTGCCGCAGGTTTCAACGGAGCAGTTGCCGGCCATACAGTGGATCGTGATGGTGTCGATCTTCTTGGTGCGCTTGCCCGAGTGGTTCGGGCTGAGCTTGGTGTAGACCACCAGAGGGCTGTTACTCATTGTCGTCTCCTTTCCCGCCGGTCAGCTCGTCGAGAGTCTCGTCTGTGACGGTCTCGCCGGGCTTCAGCTTGATGTCGTCGGTGTTTTGGTTTTTCATGGGTTTGCCTCCTTTACAAGCAAGAAAAGGGCGGGCCGGAGCCCGCCCTCTCCGTTATTCGATGGTCAGGCCCTCAGTGTTGAGCTGTTTGACGATTGCCTCGATCGCGTTGACGACGCTTTCCTCGTCGACCTTGAAGCCCTTCTGCTTCAGGAAGTCGAGGACGTACTGCTTCTTCTCCTCGCCGCGGCCCTGTCCGACGTAGAGCTGCTCAGCGGCAGCGACGCCGATCTTTACCCACGCGGTCAGCTCCTTGCGCTGTGCCTCGGTGGTCTGCTTCTTCAGCCACGGGATCAGGAAAACGCTGACGCCGGCGCCGATCAGGGCGAGGGCTGCGTTGACGATGGGTGTGATGTCGATGGTGTTCATCCTTTTGCCTCCTCATTGTTGAGAGTGTCCCCGGACGGATCCGGGAGCGGGTTGCCGTCGGCGTCGAGCCCGTGGCGGTTTCGGCTGATTTTCTCGCCGAGGCTCTTGCCGGCGTATGTGATTAGATAGCCGACGCAGGCGGTGAAGATGGTGCCGGTCAGCTCACCGACCGGGTCGCGCCCGAAGGCAGAGAGCAGCAGAGAGCTGGCTGCGCTGAGCGTTGCCACGCTGGCCGCCCAGTATGCGAGCTTTTTGCTCGCCTCGATTTTCTTTTTACGCTTGCGCCGGCGCTTCTTTGCGGCCATGCTGCTCACCTCCTTAGTCGATGATCGCGTGGATCCCCTGACTGGTGAGGAAGTCCTTCTGCGCGTGTTTGATTTTGGCAGCGTAGTCGAGGGCCGCGTGCATATCCCCGTTGCAATGCGCGTCAGGGATGCGCTGCACGGCCCGGGCCGTCGCCTCGCCGAGGGCGATGGCTGCCGACGTGCCCTGAATGGTGATGATCTGGAGATCTTCACGGGCACGCTCTCGGGCCGCTGCCTCTTTCTGCCGTTTGGCCTCCTCGGCCTCCTTTTGCTTCTCGCGCTTCTGGATCCTGTGCTCGAGCATCCAGAAGCAGAAGCCGGTCGCGGCCGTCGGGATCCCGAGAAGGACGACGAGCGCGCCGATGTTGATTTCGATCATTGTGTCACCTCATAAAAGCCGGAGGGCCGCAGGACGCGGCCCTCCTTGTTGTTGGGCTTACTCCTCGACGTCGTCGAAGTAGCCCATGTCGACGAGATACTTGTGCACGCGGGCCTTCAGCTTAGCGGGGACGTTGTCCTCGGTGATGCGGCCCATGATGATCTCGCCTGCATACAGACGTACCAGCATTTCACGCTCCTCCTTTCCTGCAATTTTTAATAATAGCCACGCGAGGGCCCGGGCGATCATTCGCTCGCCCTTTCCTTCGCGGTGCCAGCGTTTGCGGCTGCCTCGATGGCAGCGATGGCGTCCTCGACCTGCTTGCGCAGCTTCTTCGGGACGTCGTTGATGGTCATGGTGGAGCCTTCGCGGGTCAGCTCCCTGACGTACAGCTCGACGATCTTGCTCATGCTGTTACCTCCCCTCCGTCGCCGTAGACCACGTCGGCCAGCTCCATGATGCAGCCCTTCAGCAGCTCGATGGTGTCAGCCTGCTCGGCGATGGTTTTGTCCTTCTTGACCTCTGCGGCCTGTTTCTCGTTCAGCTCTTTGATGCTGTCAGCTCTGTGCTTAATCATGCAAAGTTACCTCCGATCGACTGGATGTAGCAGGTCTCCGTAGCAGAGCCGCGGAGCAGCTTGGCCTTAACCTTGACGCCCCACGCTGCGGCCGTCTTGGTCTTGTTTGTGAAGTAGTGCTTCTGGCCGGCTCTGACCTTCTGCGTGATGTCCTCCCACGTCGGGCTCGCGTCGTTGCCGTTGTTGCAGATCCAGACCTGAAGCGTGCAGCCGGCCGGGAAATTGCCCTGAATGTTGACGAGGGCCTTGGTCGGCATGGCGTCGGCCTCCATAGCGAGGGTCTGCTCGAACTCGACGGACGTGACGGCCTTGGTGAAGGTCAGCGTGCGGGTGACGCTGGCGTCCTTGGCGTCGGTCGCCACGATCTTCAGGGTGTGGCTGCCGTTCACGACCTTCAGCCACGCCTCGGAGCCGATCGTCAGCGTGTTGGTATGGCCGAGGGTCACGGTGTAGCTGCGCAGCGTGACGCCGTCCAGCATCTCCACGACGTCGACCTGATGGCCGTCGGCGTCGGTGACGGTGTACTCGTAGGACGGGGCCGCCGTGCTGAAGCTGCCGAGGGCGCCGTCCGTGCCGCTGATGACGGGCGGTCGGTTATTGGTGACGGTGCGGGTGGCGCTGGTGGTGTACGCACTCTCCGCGCCGGCGGCGTCGTATGCCTTGACGCGGTACTGCACGCTCGTCCATCCGTAGGTGATGGCGTCGGTGTAGCTGCGCGAGGATCCCTTGTAGATCTGCGCCCATGTGCCGCTCCCGACCTTGCGCTCCAGAACGTAGCCGGAGAGGTTGCCGTCGGGGTCGGTGGAGGCCGCCCACGAGATGCTCAGGTTCTCGCCGCCGAGCACTTCGCTCGGGACAGTGATGGACGACGGCGCTGTGGGCGCCTGATTGTAGATCACTGTATAGCATCCATCCGAGTCGACGGAGTCGGAGATCAGGAGATCAGAGGACAGATTACAAGCGGGGCGCAGGCCGAGGTAGCCGTAGCAGGCGCAGTCCCTGTACAGAGTGCCATCGGAGCTGACGTAGCGGGCGTAGAAGGCCGAGCCGGCATAGGCGTCCCGCAGCCAGTAGTACCACGCGGCACCAGAGCCCGGGTTGCTGGAATAGTTGGAATTGGCGACGCAGGAGGCCGTCACGGTGGCGATGCGGCTGTTGTTGTCGCTGAAGATCGCCAGCTTGCTGCCGCAGACGTGGTCGCCGCTCAGGCCGACCTCAGTGCAGGACAGGGGGAAGATCTTGTCCGTGCAGGTCTCCGTCCCGCCGCCGTCTGTGGAGCTCTTGCCGACCGTGATGGTGGTGTTCAGCAGAGCCGCCCGCTCGTTGGCGGTGAAGGCGTTCAGAAAACCGGCGAGGCCACTGTACGGGTTGACGCCGTTCCAGACGTGGGAGGAGTCCGGCGTCTGGTCTGCGGAGTGCTGTGCGGTGTACCACTGGCCGGCAGCCGCGGGGCTGTTGAGCCACTGGCGCAGGTTCGAGTAGATGTAGCGGTTGTTGCCGTAGCCGCGGCGGTCGCTGTTGCCGTTACTCGGTTCTGTTGCGTCGAAGCACAGCATCTTGATGATCTGGTTGGTCACGAGCGTGACGCTGTTGGAGGGGTAGCCTGCGTGGTTCTTATCGGCCACGATCCAGACGATCGGGCTGCCGTACAGGCTGCCGAACTTGACCTTCGACTTGTTTGCGAGGTTGCTCAGTTTTTGGGCCATGAGTTGTGTCTCCTTTCGGTGATGGTTTGAGCTCCGGGAAATAGCTGAAGAAATAGGCGTCCATGTTCTGCCGCAGGTGGTAGGTGTTGCCGTGTGAGATGTGGCCCGTCCAGCTCGCGTAGGATTGCACGACGCTGTCGAGTGTCATCTTGCCGGAGTCCACCAGCCCGCGGAACTTGCGGATCTTGCGCTTCATGTTGTCGATGCTCTTGGCTCGCACTTTTCTCACGACCTTGCCGGTCTGCGTGAGGTAGGTGTGAAAACCGAGGAAGTCGATGCCGTTCTTCAGCGGGAGGATCTGCGTCTTGCCGTTCAGCCGAAGGCCGAGCGGCTTGATGTACGCCTCGATCTCCTTGAGTATCTGCCGGAGCAGCAGCTTGTCGCTGTGGATGATGTAGAAGTCGTCCATGTACCTGCCATATACGAGGCCGCGGTCATCCCTCAGCCAGTGGTCGAAGGCGTCCAGATAGAGCAGCGCGAGCAGTTGGCTCGACTGGTTGCCGATCGGGATGCCGGGGTCTGGCGTGCTGTCGATTATGAGCCACAGCAGCCACTCAGCGAAGTCGATCAGCTCGGGATCCTTCAGCCACTTCAGGGCCCGGCGGGCCGTTTCGTAACAGTAGGAATGGAGCAGGGTGTAAAAGAACTTTGAAAAATCGCCCTTCAGTACCCAGCCGTCGGCGTAGTCCCACTCGTTCATCGGCCGGGGCGGCAGGCCGGCAGCCTTGCGGGCTGCTTCGTCTGCTGCCTTTCGGCTGAAGAAATAGTGGCGCATGGCCGCAGCCAGACGGTCGAGGCCGTCGTGGGTGCCTTTGCCGATCTGGCCGGCGTAGTTGTCCCGGATGAAGCGCCGGGAGAACGCCGGCTCGAGGACGTTGTCGCAGAGCGAGTGCTGGACGACTTTGCCCTCGAAGTCGATGGCGAGGACGAGCCGCTCCTTGGGCTCGTACACCTTGAAGGGGTAGTAGGGCCCGAAGGAATAGTCGCGCCGCTGGAGCCTCTCAGAGAGGGCGACGGTGCGCTCGATGGCCTCCATGCGGTAGCGCATGGCGGTCGGGTTGTCGCGCTTTCCGCAGCGGGTTTTGCGGTATGCTTTGTAGAGCGCGATGGTGCTGTTTACGATATTCTCCATTGAAAAGTCTCCCCGCCGTGTATAGCTCCGGCCACGCTTTGCGTGCGCCGCCGGGGGCATCGGCGGTCTTGTGTTTACCCATGACCGGGCCGGTCAGACGGCCGCGGCTGCGGGAGGGATATGCCTTCCTTGGATGATGGGGCACAGTGTTCGCCGTCCGTCTCCGGGCGGTTAATAAGTCGGGCGATCCATCGAAGCGGGGCGCAGGCCGTTGTTGCCGTTGTAGGCGTTGTTCCTGTTCAGAGTGCCATCGGTGTTGACGTTGCGGGCGTTGTTGGCCGAGCCGGCACGAAAAAACAAGGCATACCCCGAGGGCCGCCTCACTGGTGACGCTTCTGCGCGTCCAGCTTGGCGGCCCTCTCTTTATCGGTTTTGTACCATTTGGCGGTCTGGTTCTTCACGCCGGCCGCCATCTTCGCCCAGTATGCAAAGGCGTCATCACTGAAGCCGCTGAGGATCTCATGCGCGAGCTCGATGTGGTGGATCAGCTTTCGGCAGTTGCGAAGCGCCGACCGCTGCGCGCGATACCTGAGCTCACGCTCCTCGGGATCCGTCAGGAGCAGATCGTTGGCCTCCATCAGATCGGCGACGAGGTCGCTGGCCTCGTTCATCATCCTCTGCGCCAGACCGAGCCGCTCCTTCTTCGGGAAAACGGCCGGGTTTCTGGTCTTGATGTAGGTGTGTTTCTCGAGCTCCTTGGCGTCCGTGATGACCTGCATCTCGGGCAGTTTGTCACGGCCGAAGGGCGGGCGGCCTACATTGGCCCGCTCGTATGGCCGCGAGTGTCCGTTGCTTGCCGTAGTATCTCACCTCCTCGCCTTTGATTGTGACGCGGGCGCTGCTGCCGTCGTAGGTCTTGCCCTGAATGACGATGACGCCGTCCTCCCGCTTGCAGCAGGAGCATGGCAGGGCCAGCTCGACGAACAGGTGCGCGATGATGCAGGAGGCTTCGGCCGGTGGGATTGGGGTGTAGTTGTAGCAGTTTCCCATCAGCACTCGAGCCTTTGAAGTGAAGCGTTCCAGACGCCAGACTTCAGCGTGATGCCTGTTAAGTCTGCGAATGTGATCTGGAACGGGTTGCTTGTGATGTCGCTGAAAACGGCGTCCCACAGCGTTGCGATCTTGCTGGTGTTCTGGCCGACCGCGTTGCTCAGGTCGTTGGCCGATGCCTCGGCAGCCTGCGCGATTGCGATGGCCTGCCGGGCGAGTGCCAGAGCCTCCTCGGCCGTAGCCTGCGCGCCGAGGGCGATGGCCTTGTAGGTCTCGTAGTCCTCTTTGGTGGCGTAGGCGTCGGCGGGGATGTAGGCGGTCACGTTGGTGGCCGTGCCGATCGCGGTGACGATGTCGATGGTTTTCTCGACGATGGTGGCGCCGCCGGAGGGCGGGATCCACTCGGCCAGATCGCCGCAGTTGCCGTAGCAGTACAGCACCTCGCCGACCTCGGGATCGGGATCTTCGGCATAAAGGCCGAGCTCGCGGTAGTAGAAGCCCTCGGTCTCGTCGCCGTTGGTGAAGATGCCGCCGACGGCCACGGTGCCGTCGCCGTTGATCTTCAGCTTCGTGATGTCGACGGTCGCCTTCGGGCTGACCACGCCGGTGAGGGTGCGGGGCGTCTGGCCCTCCTCGAGGTAGCCATCGCCGAGGACGATCTTGGTGTAGTTGATCTTCTGGCCGGCCACGCCCTTCGCCAGAACGATCAGGCCGGCGGTGGTGATGTCGTTGTTGATAAATGCAGCCATGTCTATCTCCTTTCCTTAGTCTGAGATGACCGCCGCGTCGGTGCCGATGCTGACGGTCTCGCGGTTGTTGTCGTGGACGACGGCCGCGTGGTAGATGTGGATCTCGTCGCTGCCCATGACGTGCACCTCTTGGGTGTGATCCCTGACGGCCATGCCGGAATAGAGGAACATTTCGCCGGTCAGGCAGATCAGGATCGCGTCGAGCCACGAGCTGCGGCGCTTGACCGTCCGCAGCAGCTTCAGGAACAGGTCGAGGTTGCTGTTGACGAGGCTCGGGTTGTCGCTCAGCACCTTGAAGTGATGCGGCTGCCCGCCGTACTGATACCACTCCCTGACCTCGCCGGTGCCGAAGTAGTCGGCCACGATCTGCTCCACGGCGTATGGGGTGCCGAGTTTCGCGTAGACGCGGTCGCTGCTGCGGATGACGGCCCGCTTGACTGCGATGGGCGCGGTGCTGTCATACCACTGGATGTTCAGCTCCCACGCCATTTCGTCGAGCTCTGCGTCGTTGAGCTGGTCGATCTTGTCCCACCTGCTCAGGAGCTTCAGGCGCGCATAGGCGTCGCGGCTGATGATGTCGCAGCCGGTGGCGAGGCCCTTGTCGCTGCCGTCCTCCTGCATCCACGCAGGCAACAGCTTGACCATCTCGGTCTCATTGAGCCGCATTTACACCACCTCACTCTCGACCTTGTGGCTGACAGTCAGGTGGCCGCTGAACTTGGCGACTTGCGTGTCGTCGAGGGCCTTGTAGGTCGGCTTGACGACGTCCACGCGGAAGGCGCCGGTCAGGTTCTCGCCCCACGAAGGCGAGAGGATCCGCTTGCGGAGCTGGTCGGGGTTGATGTCGCGGCCGAGGGCTGCGACTTGCCACTCGTTGTAGCGGTCGATCGCGCCGCCGGTGCCTTCGACGTTGGCGATCACCTCGGCCTCGTTCTTCGGCGTGGTGTAGTACACGATCTCGATGTCGTAGGTCTCGACCTCCGGGGGCACGGCACTCACCTTGTCAGTGAGTGGCCGGATGTCCTTGGCGTTGACCACGTCCAGCACCTTCGTCAGCATGGCAGCGTCGGGGATCCCGCCGCCTTCCAGCAGGGGCACGATCTTGACGCAGCCCTCCAGCGTGCGGGTGATGATGATGTCGACGCTCTCGGCGGCCGAGAGGCTGCCCTTGAGCGTGATGGTCAGCAGGCCGTCGGTGTAGTCGACGGTGTAGTCCGTGTCCTTGACCGTCGCCGCGCTCTGCCCGTGGGCCTTCACGACGAGGGTGTCGGTCAGAAGTGTGCCGCCGCCCTTGAAGGCTTTGCCGTCGTAGACCGTGAGGGTCTCGCTGACGGTTTCCTTCTCGCTGACGGCCCTCGCGTCCACGATGGAGCTGTCTGCCGTCATTACCCAGTAGATATAAGCCTGTTCAGGGCCCGCGGTGGATCTCTTGGCGGGCGCCAGACGGATCCGCTCGCGGAGGCGGTTGTCGCCTTCGGTGGTGTAGGGCTCGCCGTCATCGCCTCCGGCCGTTTCGGTCAGATTGGTGACGGACTCGATGTAGGGGATCAGGTCGACGATGGTGGTGATCGTGCCGGCTGCGTAGCCGTTGAACTTCGTGCCGTTGCTCACGGCCGAGGTCGGCACCTCCACAGAGTAGGCGCCAGCTTGCAGCACAGCGATCTCGTCGGTTGCAAAATAGTTTTCGCTGTCCGGCGTCACCTTCGTCCACTTCGGAATGATGATGTTTTTCTCCTGCGGCGTGGAGACAGAGAAGCGCATGGTCGTCTTGGCCGGTGTGCCTTCCAGTCGTTTCACGTCCTGTCGCTCGCCGATGGCGTCCAGCACCTCGCCCCTCGCATAGCGGAGGAGCGTCTGCCGGCCGACGTCGTTGAGGCTATTGTAGAGGGCAACGAACACGGGCACGAGAGCCTCGCCGAAGATCCGGCGCTCGTCGCCCGGGTAGAGCGGCTCGCCGGCGCCCTTTTCGAGCTCGGTGATGATGGTCTTGTATAGGGTGCTCGCGTCTGTCGTGGTGAGTTTGATGTCCTCGCCGTAGGTGTTTGTCGCGTCGCTCACGCTGTTCACCTCCTTCATGTGATGTTGTCGATGCTGGCCCGCAGCTCGAAGTCGCCGGCCTGAGCGGTCAGAGCCTTCAGGTCGGAGTCACTGAGCTGCACGCGGGGCTCGTAGGTTTCCACGAGGAACTCCACGTCGGCGGCCAGATCGGTCGCAGCGGTTTCGCTCGGCTTGTCGATCAGCGTGCGGTCGATCCCCTTGATGCGCTCATAGGGCACCTCCCCGCGGATGGTCTTGAGGAGGTTCTGCACACAGATCTCGGGCGCTCCGTTGCCGGATGCTTTCATGGGATCACCTCGCTTTACTTGAGCTGTGCGTTGTTGGGTTTCTTCGCAGCCTTGTCGCTGCTGGATGCTCCGACGGTGACGGCGCTCAGACGCCGGCCGACGCCGCCAGAGGACGAGACGCCGGCCGCGGACGAGCTCTTGCTCGAGCCGCCTGCGCCAGCCTTCTTGCTGCTGGCCTCCTCGGCGTATTCCGTCAGGTTGATCGTGATCTTGCCCTTCAGGATCCGGCCGAGGTTGTCGAGTGTGGTGTCTGAGAGGCTGACGCCGGTGAGCTGAAGATTGGCCGGGCCGAAGCGCCGGCCGGCCAGATAGAAGGGGGCGTACTGCCCGACCAGCGACGTCCACGACTCGAACTCTCCCCGGGCGTCGCCGCCCACGGCAGACGCCAGATCGAAGTCGAAGCTCATGCTTTGCAGCTTGAGCGCCTTGGTCTTGGTGGCCGGGGATCCGGCCTTGTCGTCGCTGTTTTCCGTGTCGAGCTCGACGCTGGAGGAGACGCCATTCAGGGCGGCGATCCTCTGGCTGGAGACGCCCCACGTCTTGCCGTTCCATGATGCCATGACGGCCATGTCTATCCCTCCTTACTGTGGGCCAGAAGTGCCGCCTCCCATGCTGTCGGTGTGGGTGTGGCCGGTCAGGCTGATGCCCGTGGCGGTCACGTCTGCCGACGGGACGCTGATGCCCTTGTCCTGCATCGTGAGCGCGCCCTTCTTGACAGTGATGTCGCCCGGGACGATGCCGTCCCACTCTCCGTCCATGCGGGAGAGGATGATGCCGGTGCCGTCCTCGAACATAGCATAGGCGACTTCTGTGCCGGGGGTCAGGTTTCCCATCTCTCCGCGCAGATACCACGGGATCGTCAGCGGCCGTGTGACCATGCTGTCGGCGGTGCTCGGGAGCACTCTGGCCGTGGTTTTGTCGCCGTTCCTGTCGGCCTTTCCCTCCACGCTGGAGATCTTGCCCTTCTGGATCATTTGGTTGTTGCTGTTCATCAATATCCCTCCAGTGGCTTGCGGAGGTATAGCTTGCTCCGCGTCTTGACGTAGTCGTGCCGGATCCGGCTGATGAAGGCCGTGCCGTCCCACGACTTAACGCCCTCGGTCGCCAGCGTGACCACAGAGCCCGCCGCATAGTCTCGCAGCAGCGAGCCCGTCCAGAGGGTGCCGACGGTCGCGTTTTTGTTGGCGTCCCGGAGGAGGCCCTTGGCGAAGCGGTCGGCCTCGCTCTGGTCAGTCATGCGGAAGGGTAGGATCCGGCGCAGCACCTTGTCGCCGCCGTTCGGGGCTGCGAAGGTGCCGGTCAGGCCGCCGTTGACGGCTTCGGCCGAGCCGTAGGCGTTGGTGCCCTCGTCGCGGTACTCGAAGTCATTGGCCGGGGTGATGGTGATGGTGTCGACGGGCTGCTGGCTTTCCATGTACGCCTCGTCGTAGACGACCAGCTTGCCGTCATACACCAGAAACGCCGCGCCCTCGAGGGTGCAGCGGTTTTGAAAAAATGCGAAGTCTGCGAGGTTGTTCTGCTCGACGTAGTCGTAGGTCTGGTCGGTGATCCCGTAGGTCTCGAGCGTCAGGCCGTGGCGGCCGGCGATCTCTTGAGCCAGTTGCAGGAACTTGACCTTTTCCCACGATTTGCTCCGCTTATCCTTCGCAGACTGCGGGACGGAATAGGCCCGCAGGGTGATGATGCCGGACTCGGGGACGACGCTCTCGACGAACATTTTGCCCGTCTTGGCAGCGCCGTCCTCGATGGCGATGGTGTCGCCCTTCTTGGGGTTCCACGAGTCCCACAGCTCGCGGGTGTCGTTGAGCTTGAGCAGCAGCTCGTCGCTCTGCTTTTCGGCGTACATATCG